GGGGAGAGAAGCCTGTTTTTAGTGTTCAACAAACGAAAAAAACAGCTTTGTTGTAAGATTTTTCTTGTGTTAACCTACAAATACCCACACAAGATTCTTAATTACACGGTTAAGGAGTGAAAAATGCCTAAAAGAACTAAAGAAGATGCTCTGGGGTGGCCTAAGTGGATCAAGGACACCAAAGATAGGGAAAAACAAATTGCAAAAAAGATGGAGGGGTTGCATTTTGAAGACGTAGTCTTAAAAGGGGACAAGAAAAACGTGGTTGTTCATTGGAATGCAGTACAGAAATTTAAGAGAAACTCATTATGATAAGACACATACTACTCAAACTTAGTCATTACGTAAGTAAGCTAGACAGCCACCTCTGGAGTAAGCTGCACGGAAGAAGATAGATTACGGTATTAGTCGTGCTTGGGGTGCTTTCCATTGTGCAATTTTTTCATCAAGTCCATTTCCTTGAATAACATCTCTTGACCCATCTCTAATCGAGCCAGACGTGAATTAAGGTCTGCAAGATTATCCACAGAGTTTATGGACGCCAGTGTATTTACGCGAGCAGTTAATACACTCCTATCTGACTCAGCAGCATCCAGTCTCTCATCAAAATCAGACTTGTATTTATCGTGGTTCTTGTGAAACAACTCAAGATCTTGCATCACGCGGCTTAAATTAGACTTAACCACGGCATAACCGCCAGCTATTGTTGCCAGTAGCAGAACGCCCTGCATGGCGTGTGACGCGGTTAGTTCCATCTCAATCCTCCCTTGGTATTAAGCGCAAAAAATCTAAGACATACCCTAATTCTTTTGGAAATTGTTTTTCTACTCGCCGTTCAACTTCTTCAATGCTAGCAGCATTTACAATGTCGTAATACAACACGTTCTCAAATGCCTCGGAAATCCCTAAGTCATTTTTCCAATCTTCTCCAGATCGAATTTTTTCTCTTACAACTTTGTTAAACACACCAACTTCATAGTCTGACATGTCAACAATTCCCTGAAACGCACCTATTAATCCATATGGCATACCCAGCACCGCCACATATAACCAGAATTAGAAGCAACTTGCCAAATTCTCCCAACCAGTAAAGAACCTTGTCATAAAACTCCTTGTCAGCCTTCTTCTTTGCCTTCAAGTCCTTTGATGCCTTGACCTTGTTCTCTTCATCAATAGCTATACGTTTAGTATGTTCCTGTTCAATAGCACTCCAAGTGCCAAAGCCATACTTTTCGTCCACATCAATAGACAGATTTCTTAGAAGTGTCTGATTATTACGCTCTGTCACCACATCTGCAATGACAGACTTGTAACTTGAGTCCCCCGCAGCGGCAGCTTTCTTAGCTTTCTCCGCCTTAGTAGTCAGATGAAATATATTATCGAGCGCACTAGCTACATCTTTGAGGTCCGAAGACATCTCAATGAGTTTTTTAGCCCCGGCGAGAGCAACTCCAATGGTGATAGGATCCATACATTTACCTATTTCTTGCTTTGCAAGCTTCTATCTCCGAACCACCATGTAACTGCACTGCTTGTCATAAACAATACAGAATCTATGACCCCAGCTTTCATGGCAAAGTCGTTAGTCGTAAAATAGATTCCTCCGACAAGGATGAGGAGGAAGGCCGTGAGGACAGGACGCACCAAACGCAGAACATCCACCACCCAACGATGGGGACGGCCCACCGAATTGTCGTGCGAATAGGATGCTTCTCGTAAACTGGCTGCTGTCTCGGCATTAGCAATAGCTAATTCGTTTTCAGTTTCAGCCGTCTTCAGAACAGCCTGTCGATCTAGCAGCTTCAACTCTTGTTCGTATTCCAGGGCTTTGTCTTTTCTCTTCTGCCCCGCCTCGAATATTCCTATACCTTTTGTTAAAAGACTCCCAATCAAACCAGTTGCCCCGCCAGTCAGAACAGATGAGATTACTCCAAACATTTTTTAATCCTTTACCATTTGCCCCAATTTCTTCCGGGACGCGTGTCAACATGAAGAAAGGTCTTGTACTTTCCGAACGATCCGAATCCTGCCTGCTTGCACTGTTGTAAAAGTTGCTTCCGGTCATGTCCTCTAAGTGAGATGTCGAAAGCAATCCCGCTACGGTGCGCGGACAATGGTGCGCCGCCGACTTTAGCGTTGTGAAGCCTTGACCGATACGCGCTATTAATTTTGAACGCTTTATCTGCCAGAATACGCGCTCTAACCAGAACATGAAGTCCATTAGGATCGACCAGCAACTCATCAGTGCCTTTGCAAGCAATCTCTTTAGGCTTGAAATATGGTCCCCAAATCCAGTCATATTCTGCTTCCTCGTAATGGTCGTACAACACTAGTCTTAACCTCTAACAAATTTTAAAAGTACCGCCCCGAATTGCCTCACCCATTCCTCGGTTCTTGCCAGAGACCATGGTAGCCTTATCAACATTTGGAGTTTTTTCTTCTTCTCCGTCGTTGTAAGGAACGTAGCCTTGATCCTTAATTTCAATGCCCTTTTTCGTAGATTCCTTAGATGATTTTCCCATAACTTTCTCCTACCTACCTTGTTGTTTCATGATCTCTCGTTCGCGAGCAGCTTGTATCCTAGCTTCTACTATGCCTTCTTGAGAGTCTATACGAGCAGCGCCCAACTGTGCATTGTTTTGAGCTTTCTGTTGATCTAAAGCCAAACGAGCCTGATCTATCTGGTTCTCTGCGGCATCTTGCTGCGCCCTGATTTCTAGGTCCTGTTGTTTAAGAGCAATAAGAGGGTCAGGCGCTCCGCCACCACTTATCTGAGTGCTCAAAGCTTTAACTTCCTGCATCCCTTTAGCAACAAGATCAGCTACCATAGATTCAATCTCCATGGTCTGCTGCTCATTAGGGGGCTGACCTTGAAGCTGCTGTTGCATTTGAGAGGCAACCTGCTCTTTAGCTTTAACAGAAACGTGTTCCATAACATGCTTTTGCAAAGCCATAGCTATAGCAGGCATCTGAGACACCATTGGCGACGAACCAAAAACAAGGTGCGCCATTATATGTGCGTCGTGGTTTTGACCTTGAAATACAGTTAGAGGCAGGTTTTCCAAAGATTCTGAGTTCTCCACGGCAGGATCTTTAGGTACAGGCTCTCCTTGATTTACAGGTTTTAATATAGAATCTACGTCCTTGACACCCACCGCCGTATACATGCGACGGTACGCTTCATACAAATTGTGAAGCTCCGGAGCCGATTGCGCCAACTGTAGTTCCGTTTGCGCGAGCGTGACTCTTTGCGCCATGGAGAAGATGTTGGGATCAGATACCGGTAGTATATCCACCCTATCATCAAAATCCTCCGCTTTTATACTACGTTCCGCACCTACAACATTGTAAGGGTATTCCGGAGGCAGATACTCTCCAAAAACACTTGCAAGAAGTTCAAACTCGTCTTTTTGAGCATAGTGAAGCCGCTTGTGTATAGCAGACATCACCTTTGCACCCTGCTCTAACATAGCAATAGTTGTTCCAACCGCTGCCTGTTGATTGCCGTCTCCTACTTGCAGATTGGAAACCGCTGCAAAACGTTGACCCGCCTCTACGCAAAAACCCATCAACTGAAACAATGTTTGATCCGCACCTTTGTAAGGAAGCAGCATCAGAGAGTCCCTGATAGAACCACCGGGGGCATCCACATCCCTAAACTCACCGGGTGACAAAGGCTCGTCATCATTCCGTATGCGAAGACCGCGACTTTTAAAGCCTGCGGGAAGATTAGAAAGAGTTCCAGCGTCAATAAGCTGACGAAGAGCAGCAGTAGCCGTGCGGCTAAGACCGCCAATCATGTGTATCAAACCAAGTCCATAGAACCCAAAACCGGGAAGAAACTTGAAATGAACAAAGTACTGTTTCTTTTTCCTGCGAGAATCATCCGGATCGTAGTTTCTTCGTATACTAAGAAGTTTGCCGTTATTTTCTGCTACAGTAACCACATAAGGAAGTTTAATACCTGTAGGTTCCCCGTCTTCTCCAGCATCTTCGTAGCCTTCAAGATCCAGATCTACATGGCATTCCAGGAGGGTGACCTCTTGATCCAAGTGAGTAGGAGAAATACCAGAGATTTCGTCCATCTCTTCCTTAACCTCAGAAGGATCCGACTGAGATGCCGACACTTCTATGTCGGAATAGAAACCTGCAACTTGTTTCTTCCGTAACTCGTTCTCGCTAATCTGAATTACATGAGTAACATTCTCAGACGTTTCCAGATCCGTAGCCGTGTAAGGAACAACCAATTGCTCGGCAGGAACAAACTTACTTACTGCCCGCTCTAGGAATTCATCGTAGTACACTTTCTTAAACGTAGAACCGGAGAGCGGTAGATAAAACAGCATCTGGTCAAATTCTGGTGTATACTCTTTCATTATACAGGTAATCTGATAGTTCATAAAATGCCGTACGCGCTCTGCTTGGTCTTGCAAATCAGGGCTAACTTTTCCCATTACCTCTGTACGAACAGGACCTCCAGCAGGGAGTAGCTCTCCAAAAGCCTGCGCTTGGAATTGAGTTACAGCTTCTGCAAGAAGAGGGTGGGTTACGCCAGTTGCACCCCGAAATGGTTCTGTCCGGTCTTCATACCTAAATCCAAGAAGTTCCAGCCCCGTCCGATAAGCTTCCTGCCAATCTTTGCGGCTTTCCTTGTTTGCTTCGTACTGTTCCGTAAGTTCTGAGGAAACCATAGCAGCTACGCGGTCATCTAGGTTGTCAGCAAGGTTGGCGTAGAAGTCACCAGTGTCCGGGGCTTCCATGCGGGGATCAAAGTCCACTACCACACTGCCGTCTTCCTCTAATTCAATATTTAACCCCGGAGCCTCTATAACGGTAGAGTCATCTAGCTCTACTTCCGCAGGGTCGCCCTCTTCTACATCCACAGGAGGTATTTCATTGCGGCGCTCTACAAGGGAAGCCGTTCCAAAGTTACTGCGGGGAAGGGGGTTTTTTGCCATTCTAATATCCTCTCAAGGACATTATGCCGCCGCCTGCCATCCTTGGCAATTCTGGGTAATATGGTTGGTTACTTTCTGGTAGAGGAGGTGTGTAGGTATTAGTCGCAGGATCAAACCCAGGATTTGTTGTCACACCAGATCCCAGTGTAGTCGGCGGCATAGGTCGGGCCAATGCTCCTTGTAAAATTTGGAGATCTGTATCTGAAATACGGCCAAGGTTACCCATAGTTTCTGGCATCATAGAGCCCATTGTGCCCTGCAAATTTTGGAGATCGAAACGAGCCTGATCTATCTGGTTCTCTGCCT